CGAAGAGGAAGTAATGTTAAGTGGTTTTGCTAACGCGCAAGTAAAAGGTGAAGGTAGCGGAGTCTCGTTTGACGAAGCACAAGAAACTTTTTCTGCGAGATACACGCATGAGACAGTAGCTTTAGCATTTGCTATCACGGAAGAAGCTATCGAAGATAACCTCTACGATAGAATTGCTTCTAGATATACAAAAGCTTTAGCGAGATCTATGTCAAATACTAAACAAGTAAAAGCAGTTGAACCTTTAATCAACGGTCTACCAACGGCAGACGATTTTGATTCAGGTGACGGTGTTTCACTATTTAGTACAGCACACCCAACAATAGCGGGAACTTACAAGAACACGCTATCTGCGCAAGCTGACCTTAACGAAACATCTTTGGAGCAATCATTAATTGATATCGCTGCAATGACTGACGAAAGAGGTTTGAGAATAGCTGCTAGAGGAGTTAAAATGATAATTCCTTCTAAGCTTCAATTCACAGCTGAGAGATTGATGAAATCTCAAGGTAGAACTGCGACTGCTGATAATGATATCAATGCAATAGCATCTATGGGTATGATTCCTCAAGGTTATAGAGTGAACAACTACCTAACAGATGACGATGCATTTTACATCATTACAGATGTTCCTAACGGTATGAAGATGTTCAATAGAGCACCTTTGACTACTGCTATGGAAGGTGATTTTGACACTGGAAACGTAAGATACAAAGCTAGAGAAAGATACTCTTTTGGAGTTTCTGACCCTAGAGGTATTTTCGGAGTAGAAGGCGCGTAATCATTAATTTTGTGTGGCGGTCTAAAAACCGCCACATTTAAAACATACAGAAATAAAACATATGAAAAAATTCTTAATTAAAATTACTGCCTACGGTTACATAACCGATTTTACAATTACGGCAGAAGACAATTCCAATAGTATCGAAAATGCAATCCTTGACAAACTAGGAAAAAATGATATTAATTGGGAGAAGTCAGGCTTTTATAGTTTGACAAAAAAATGGTTAACCTTTGAGGAGATTAACGATGACAAACTTACAAGACCTATACAAACAGAAAAGGTCTCTGGAGTTGAGTTGGGAGCAGGAGCATCTTAACGAGGGTAGATATACTCTTGATATGGTCAGAATAGATCATAAAGTCAGACAAGTAATTGCTGATATTAAGACAAAAGAAGCTGAGTTAGCACACCATGTTAGCAAAGTAGAAGACTCTGCACCACAAGTTTCCGTAGCTACTTAACAAAAAGCTACACCACTGAAATACCACTTTCACTACAGAATCTCTTGCACTCTATTTAAATCTGTTGTATATTTATCACACTGTATATTAAATAAATAAAATGTAGACGCATACAGTCGACATCCCTAGGGACTACATTTAATATTCTAGGAGGAATATAACATGGCAAACACAACGTTTACAGGCGCAGTCCGTTCAGAGAATGGCTTCGTTGATATAACAAAAACAGCATCAACTGGTGCAATTACAACTAACTCTACTTACTCTACTGATGCTTCAATTGGTGGAACTTTAGATGTTACAAGTGCAAGTACCCTTACAGGCAATGTATTTGCTAAAAACATTGCGCCAACTATAACGGGTCAAACAATAACTGCAAAAGCTACAGCAAGTACAAATACATATGTTGCAGGTATTAACGTTAACCCTTACACAGGAGCAAATGCTCAGGTAACAACTTTACCAGCGGCAACTTCAGGAGTTATAGTAATACATTCTCAATCAGTTGATACAACTGGTGGAACAGCTACTTTAATTTTTGATTGTGCAGGAACTGATGTTATTGAAACAGGTTCTGTATTTGAATCTAGAGCAAGTAGTGCAGTAATTTTTGATACTTCAACAGCTAACGAAACAAGATTAACTTATACGCCAGCTAATGCGGCAACTAATTTAATGAGTATTGGTTCACAAATAATATTTACATGTGTAACAGCAGGTAAATGGCATGTGTCAGCTAGACTAAGATCTATAGGTGCTGGAACAACTGGAACTTTTGTATTCGCAGCGTAATAATAATTAACTTGAGTGGGGTTTCGGCTCCACTTAAATTTTACTTGATTAAGGAGGGTAAATAAAATGGCAGACGTAGTAACAGGACCAGAAATCCTACAAGAAAACGACAAGAGAGTAGTAATAAAATTAGTAAATCAATCAGATGGAACAGGTGCAACAACTGTATTTTTTGACGTTTCAGCAATGGCAGCAAATATAGCAGGACAAGCTGTAACAAGAGGAACATTACAAAGAGTATGGTTCTCAGCTCAAGGTGGAGATGGCGGAGATTCATTCGCTCGTTTAGATTTTGAAGATTCAGATGGTGATAGACCTTTACTTGGTTTTACAGGAACAGGTTATTGGGACTTTAGAGAATTTGGTGGTTGTCCAGCAAGCAGAAACGATAACACAAACGGTGATATTAATTTTGTGGTTCCAGGCGCAGCAGACTCTGGAAATATGTACTCAATCGTAGCTGAATTTATTAAAGAATATTCATAGGAAGGTAACTAATGGCCAATACAACTTCAGGCGCAGTTACTTTTGACAAAACGTTCGCAGTTGATGAGATAATTGCAGAAGCATACGAACGTATAGGTTCACAGGTAAGCTCTGGATATCAATTAAAAACAGCAAGACGTTCTTTAAATATAATGTTTCAAGAATGGGGCAATAGAGGTTTACACTATTGGGAAGTAGGAGAAGCTGATATTAATTTAGTTGAAGGTCAAGCAGAATATATTTTGTTTAGATCAACCGGTGATGGAACAAGTGCAGTTACAGATCCTGCTAATACTTATGGTGTAGCAGATGTTCTTGAAGCAACTTTAAGAACAAGTAGAACTGCAGTAGCTCAAGCAGATTCTGCACTTACAAAAATAGACAGATCAACTTATTCAGCTCTAGCAAATAAATTATCAAAAGGAACACCATCAAAATATTTTGTTCAAAGATTTGTAGAAAAAACAGTTGTAACAGTTTATCCAACAGCTGATTCTAGTAATGCAGCAAAAGCTGCTCATATTTATTTTGTAAAAAGAATACAAGACGCATCATCTACTTATACAGATGCAACAGATGTTCCATTTAGATTTGTACCATGTATGGTATCTGGTCTAGCTTTTTACTTATCACAAAAATTTAACCCACAGTTAGTTCAACAAATGAAATTACTTTATGAAGATGAATTAGCTAGAGCATTATCAGAAGATGGTTCTTCTACTAGTGTACACATAACACCAAAAGTTTATTACCCAGGAACATAATGGCAAGAGGAAAATATTCAAAAGCAATATCAGACAGATCAGGAATGGAGTTTCCATATCTTGAAATGGTTAAAGAATGGAATGGTTCTTTTGTGCATAGATCAGAATTTGAATCTAAACACCCTCAATTAGACATAAGTTCTACAAGAGGAGATGATCAAGGACTAATGGATGCTAGACCAGCTAGAACTGAAAATGTTGTTGCAATATTATTACAACCTAATCCGTTTGAAACAATTGCAGCTTCATCTGGAATTATAAACGTATCAGAACAATCTCATGGTAGATCAACAGGTAACACTGTAAGATTTAGAGGTGCACCTTCTACATCTGCAACATTCAATAACCCACAAGGGTTTGATGGTGTTACAGGAGCTAACCTTGCAAAAACCGCTGGCTACTCGATCACAGTTGGCAAACGAGATTCAAGTGGAGATGTAACACAGACAGCAGATTTCTATCACTTTACTGTCGATACAAACACTGCTACAACAGGTGGTATAACAGGAGGAGGAGAGAATTGTTCGGCAGGTCCGGCAACTCTTACAGCATAATATGGCAGGATTTACTTACGCAACATTAACCACAGCAATTCAAAACTATACTGAAGTTGGTACAACTGTATTAACAAGTACAATTACAGATCAATTTATTGATAATGCTGAAACTAGAATTATGAGAGATGTGCCTATTGATGCCAATAGATTAGCAGCTACAGATAATATGGTAGCTAATCAAGCTTTTGTAAATGCTCCAGCAGGTGCATTAGTTATTAGAGGAATCCAAGTTGCAGATGCAACATCATCTTTAACTAATCCAATCTGGTTAGAAAAAAAAGATGAAACATTTTTAGAAGAATATAACAATCCAGCTTCTACTGCTAGACCAAAATACTATGCTATGAAGGGTGGTGCAACTGGTGTTACAAACACTACTTCAGGAGGAGCTTTATTATCTCCAATACCTAATACAACATACGTATACAAAATTCATTACAACGCTAGACCTACAGGTTTAAGCGCATCAACTACAACAAATTTTATTAGCCTTAACTTTCCAAATGGTTTATTATATGCCGTCTTGGTAGAAGCATATGGTTATTTAAAAGGTCCAGCAGATATGTTACAACTGTACGAACAAAAATATAAACAAGAAGTAGAGAGATTTGGAGGAGAGCAACTAGGTAGTAGAAAAAGAGATGACTACGCTGATGGAACAATCAGAATACCTGTGAACTCACCAACACCTTAGGAATTAAATTATGGCATCAACATTTACAGATCTTGGTATAGAAAAAATGGCAACTGGCGAGAACGCCGGTACTTGGGGAGATAAAACTAATACCAATTTAGAAATAGTAGAAAAAGCAATTGCTGGTTATGTAGAAAAATCTATAGCTGGCGGTGCACAAACTACAACATTAAGTATTCAAGATGGTGATTCAACAGAATCAACTTCAATTGCAAGACACGCTGTTATAAAATTAACAGGATCGATTACAGGAAATCAAATTGTAACAATTCCAGATTCAATAGAAAAAGTTTTTATTATAACAAATGGCACATCGGGTGCATTTACAGTACAGGTTAAAACAGCATCAGGATCAGGTGTTACTTTTGGAGTATCGGAAAAAACTACAAAATTATTTTATTCAGATGGAACTAATATTGTTGACGCAGGATTTAGTGGAGGAACTGATTTAGATGGTAAAGAATTAGTTTTAGATGCAGATGGCGATACAAGTTTAACAGCAGATACAGATGATCAGATAGATATTAGAATTGCAGGTACTGATCAATTAACAATTAAAGATGGAGCCTTGTCTCCAGTTACAACTAACGATATTGATTTAGGTACAGCAAGTTTAGAATTTAAAAATGCATTCTTTGATGGCACAGTAACTTCAGATGCTTTTGCAGGACCACTT